GCATAAATATCACTATGAAAAAAATACTCATTCAATATCTTTACATATTTGTAATAGCATCTGTAATACTATTTTTCTTTACATGGGCAAGTGCCTGTGAAGTAGAACAAGTTGATGAAACATTACCGTTATGTGAAGAATATCAAGTATCTACTGAAGAAAAACCTTGTAAAAAAAATGATGTAAGTATTAGTACAATAGGTGAAGCGTTAGAGAAACTTGGTGAGTCAGGAACACTTCCTAAATAGTATATAAATATTAGTATGACTACTACAAATAGTTACAATAGACAACCTACAAAATTAGACTATGCAAGCCCTACACAGTTTAAATTTGGTATTATTAAACTACCAAAAGTAGAATATTTTTGTACGGCTGCAAACATACCTGGTATTACACTAGGTACTGCTAATCAACCTACACCATTAAAAGATATACCTATTCCTGGTGATAAACTAGATTATGATACTTTAAACATATCTTTTTTAGTAGATGAAAATTTAGAGAACTATAGAGAAATACATGGTTGGTTAACTGGTCTTGGTTTTCCAAAAGACACATCACAATTTCGTGCTTTACAAGGTGCAAGTGCTGATAGATATCCAACAACTACAGATACAGGTATTAGTAGAGAATTAGGTAAAGTTTCAAAAGCAGTACAAGATGATGGTGGTTTATATTCAGACGCCACATTGTTTGTACTGACAAGTAAAAATAATGCAAATATAGAAATAAGATTTAGAGATATATATCCAATATCACTCTCTGGATTAGACTATAATCAACAGGCCGCAGACGTTGATTATTTAACTGCTAGTGTTACATTTCAATATAAGATATATGAATTTGCCAATGTACAATCTAGCACTACTGTGGAAACGACTTCGTAAACCATTGACTAAATAGTCAATAGCTGATATAATGGAGATATTATGACATTTGATGAATTGCAGGCATTAGCCGAAAAAGACCTAAAACTCAATGATACTGAACTAGATTTAGAATCATTAAAAACACCACAACTACACAACAAGTATTGTAAGTTTCATAATCAATACATCAATCTATTAAAAAAATCAGAGCAAGATAGAGATAGATTGTTAAGAGAAAAATGGGAATACTATACTGGTAAGGCAGACCCACAAGTCTACCAAGAAAAACCTTTTAATATAAAATTACTTAAACAAGATGTGGATAAGTATTTAAAATCTGATGATGATTTAATTAAGTTAGAACAAAAGGTAACTTATATTCAAAGTGTTGTTGATTATTTAGATAAAACAATTCGTATTATATCTAATCGTACATTTCAAATTAAAAACGCTATAGAGTGGAAGAAGTTTACTTCTGGCATCATCTAAAATGCAAAACATTATCGTTGACAAAATCAATGACGTATATATTCGGATTGATGCCGATGCCTCTATTCGTAGAGAGCTTTCAGATTACTTCTCGTTTGAAGTACCTGGTTATAAGTTTACACCACAGTTTCGTAATCGAGTTTGGGATGGTAAAATAAGATTATATTCTTATGCCACAGGTCAAATGTATGTAGGATTATATCCTTATCTAAAAGATTGGTGTAAGAAGAAAGACATCTATATTGTCGAATCTAGTCAAATTCTTACAAATAATACTCTCTCAGCCGCCGATATAGACGGAATGATTAAAGAGTATGAACTCTCTATCACACCGAGGGACTATCAAATTGACGCTTTTAAGTTTGCTTTACAATATGATAGAGGTTTGATATTATCACCTACAGCTTCAGGTAAATCACTTATCATCTATATGTTGGTAAGACATTATTTAAATATGATAAACAATAATGTTTTAATTATAGTGCCTACAACATCATTAGTGGAACAGTTATATAAAGATTTTAAAGATTATGGTTATGATGTAGAAACAAATGTTAGTAGAAAATATCACGGTTATGATATTGATGAAGACAAAAGAATAGTTATCTCAACTTGGCAATCATTATATAAAATGCCTAAAAAGTTTTTTGAAGATTACGGTGCTGTTATAGGTGATGAAGCACATTTATTTAAGGCCGTATCATTAACAAAGATTATGACTAAACTTACAGATTGTAAATATCGAATAGGACTTACAGGAACTTTAGATGATAGTAAAACACACAAGTTAGTGTTGACAGGTTTGTTTGGTATGGTAAATAAGGTTGTATCAACAAAAGAACTTATTGATAAAAAACAGTTAGCAAATCTAAAAGTAGTTTGTTTAAATTTAAAATATCCAGAAGAAGAATCCAAAAAAGTTTATGGTGTAAAATATTTTGAAGAACTAGAATATCTTACTCAAAATAAGGCTCGTAATAAATACATACGAAATCTTACCTTAGCACTAAACGGCAATACTTTATGTTTGTTTCAGTTAGTTGAAAAACACGGTGAAATTTTATTTAACTTAATTAAAGAAAAAGCAGATCCTAAACGAAAAGTGTTTTTTGTTTATGGTGGAACAGAAACAGATGATAGAGAAAAAATTAGAGCAATCACAGAAAAGTCGGATAACGCAATTATTATCGCTTCTTTCGGGACGTTCAGCACTGGTATCAATATTCGTAATTTACACAACATTATTTTTAGTAGCCCTAGTAAAAGCCCTATAAGAGTATTACAAAGTATTGGCCGTGGTTTAAGAGTTGGTGATAAAAAACAAAGTGCTACGGTTTATGATATATCTGATGATTTAACCTATAAAGATAAAAAGAATTTTACCTTAACCCATTTTCAGGAAAGAGTTAATATCTACAATCGGGAGAACTTCAACTATGAAATTCACACCGTAAATTTAGATAAATAGTTATATGATTAACCGAATAGATACTCAAGCGGTAAAAATAATCAGACTGGTTTCTGGAGAAGAAATCTGTTGTAAGTTTCCTTTACATAAGGATCAATTACCCGAAAACTCTAAACTATTAAGATTACAGGAACCAATGTTAATTAAATATGTTCCTCGTATAACTGAACATGGTATATCTGATTATATTGCTTTAGTTAAATGGGTTGGTTTTACAGATGAAAAAATAATTACTATTCCTATAGATAAAATTATTACAATAGCAAATGCCACTCCTCAGTTTACAAAAAGATATGCAAAACTTGTAGTCGCATTAAGACAGGCCAAACAGGCTTTGCCAAATGTTATTGAAAGAGATTTTAAAGATGATGATTGGGATGATTTTGATGAAGAAAATTCCGATTTAAATGAGAGGGATATAGATAAGAACGATATTAAAGAGTTAAGTGATTTATTAAATATGCCAAGTAAAAAAGTACACTAGACGGGTAGCTAAAGCTTCTCGGTAACAACCCACATGGGTATTATAACAATGAAATTACATTATGTCAAGCGACTATGAAAATTAGATATTACAAAGATATAAGTAAAGGCCGATGGATAGGGTTTTTACTTGCTATGTTGAGTGCCTATATACTATCAAGTGCAAACATATCAACACAATGGGTAGGTTGGTTAGTAGGGTGTTTTTCTTGTGCTATATGGGTTTATATGGGCTGGAAAGACAAAGATATACCTCGTATGTTAATGGAACTATTTTACTTATTACTTGCTATGAGGGCAGTATATAATTGGTTAATATGAAAAAAGACAAGTGGATAATAAAAGCAACGTATAATAGTGGCAATCCTAAAAAATATTGTCAGGTTACTTATCCTTTTACAGGCACACCTAAATCACTTGAAAAAAAGATTTGGAAACACTATAATGAAAACTATGAAGAATATGGCAAAGCAGAGGCCGTAGAGGTAGAACTTATAACATAAACCATTGACAAAAACAACAAAATGTAGTATTATATAATTATGACTAAAACTAGAAAAAGATCAGCACATTATGTAGATAACAAAAAGTTTCTACAGGCGATGATAGAATATAAGGACAAGTGCGATAAAGCAGAAAAAAGAAATAGAAAAGCACCACCAGTTACAAACTATATTGGTGAATGTTTTTTAAAGATAGCAAATCACTTATCTTATAGACCTAATTTTATTAACTATACTTTTAGAGATGATATGATTTCTG